GTTGAGAGCTTGGCTTGTCTGCTCTGACTTCAAGCGCTCGCTTAGCGGCCTCTTGTGCTCCCTTGGGAGGAGTGAAGTCAATGTGTGAGTATTTATCCGGAACAGCTAGAGTCTCAGACTTCTTCTCTGTCCTCTGTGGATGTCCCTTGGGGAGTAGGTCAAGGTCAGTGTCATAGGCCTTCTTTCGCTCGCCTGTTCCGACCAACTTCAAGAACGCTTTGACTCTAGCGATTCCCCACTGAGTCCGGTCCATCCCTGGGCGATGGGAAACAGAGAACGCGCCGGCTCCTCTTCTGAACACTGCCTTGAGTGTCCCTAGATCGACCTGTTTAGACTTGGCGTTATAGCGGTCATTGTGCTTGTCCCTAAGATTCTCAAGAGCCTTCTCTGCTCTATCACTGATCTTGATTCCACCTCTTGCGCCGCTTGCGCTCCCCTTCGGATTCTTCTTGCTTCCAGTGATCCGGTCCTTCTTTGGTGCCGGTGTCTGTGCTTTGGTTCGCTTAGCCATTCGCTCTCCTCCTCTTGATGAGGTTCTCGGCTAGAGCTGCTACACCTCCGCCCTTGAGTGAAGCTGTCCTCTCTAGCGCTGAGCGCTGAGCGTCTTCAGGTAGGTCACCGGCTCCGAGTCTCTCTCTGATCGCTCGCTCAAGTTCGTCATCCGGAGTGAGGAGACCGGCTTGAACTAGACCGGGAAGCATACCGAGTGACTCAGCTAGGTCATCAGTGTCAAGACCGGTGTGAGTCAATCGAGGGAGCTTGGAAGGATCGACTAAGCCATAGTTCCAACGGATCAAGCGGCCGATTGTTCCGCCGCCTCTTCGATCAACTCCGCTCACTTGAGAAGCGATAATGTCACAAAGATTGATTGCAGCTCGTCGGAACACTGAGAGGTGTATCTCTCCCACTGATCGCGCTCCTGTCTCGGTGTTGCCAAGGTCAGCGAACTGAGTGAGGAAAGCGGCCGATATCTGAGAGTCACACTTGGTTATGATCTCAAGCGGCCCTTGAGCATAAAGGTTAGGCTGAGCTGCGTAGGTGTCAAAGCTCACCGCGCCATTCTCAACGAGATAGCTCTGTTCAGCGCTGATGAATGCTTGAGCTTGTCCCTCTGCATCTTCAATCATCGCGTCAATATCGCCATCGGTTAGGCCGAGATTCTCAGCTTGTGAGCGATCAACCTTGACCTTGGGAGTTGGAACGGCCCAGCGATCGAGACCAACACACATAAGATTGCTTACTCGTTGCTTAGTTCTCCACCACCACCAAACAGCTCTCAACATACCAACACCTTCAAAGTTGGAGCCGGTCCTGTTGAGTGTCAGTAAGAGGAGCTTGTTGGCCGGGATAGGTTCCGGAGCTCTACTCATACCAACAACATTCTGGAGAACTCCGTCAAGCTGTTGATTGTCTCGGCTTAACCAACGGTTATGAGCGCTCGGCTCTCTGTCAGCGTATCGATCAAGCCATACTCTGACCTTGCCTTCAGAGTCCGGTCCAACTCTGTAGATTTCTTCCGCGTATCGATAGCCGAGTGGGACGAACTCCCATAGATAGGAAAGTTGATCTTCCCAAGAGACTGCCATCTGTCCTGAGTAGCCATCGAAGCCGAAAGACTCATTAGCGAACCGCGCTAGCTCCTCCGCTTGTGGATCGTTCTCTATCCCCGGCTCAAAGCGCCAAGAGGCAGAGAGAAGCGTTTGTCTCAGCATATGCCAAGAGCGTCTAACGATCGGATCAGTCCTCACCATCTCTTCAGCTTCTTTAACCCAGTTAAGACCGGTCAGCTGTGCATTCTGTTCTTTGCCGGTGATCACTCCGCCGCTGAGCTGTGTTCCGGTGATCCCCTTTGTGGTGAATCGTGGAGTCAACGCTCGCATATGCTTAGGAGAGCGCTCTTGATCGTTATAGCTCATTGATCCCCCAAGGCTAAGGTGAGTGCTTCTCAGACAATATAAGCACCTAGAACTGATTTTATCAATAAAACCTTGTTCAGTATAAAATCAAGGTCTATGTTGATGACCGGCGGCAGTTGAGTTTAATCAGCGTTGAACATAATAGATTAACTTGCACACTGGGGTGACTGCCGCCGCTTTATTTATCTAGCCATTCCTCGACCGAGTGATGAAGGATGACTTGAGCTTCATCCTTGGTCTTAATTGGATGTGAGCCGGCGAATAAAGAGAGCTTGTCAATGATGGCCGTTTGAAGCTCGGCTAGTTGATCGCGATGGAGTTGGAGCTGAATCTGTGCATCTCTCAAGCGAGCTATGAGCGCCTCTCTGTCTGCATTCGCTGAGGCTAGCTTATCTTTCAGCTCTTCAACCTCTGAAGGGTCGCGACCGCTCGCGATGGCCACCATGGAGGAGATAGAGCCGGTGATGACGCCAAGGATTCCAACCAAGACATCGCGGTTCTCATCAACGATCTTCACATAGGTCAAGAACAGGATCAGCGCTACGACTAGACAGAGGAAGAAGACAGAGAACCACCAACCTCTCCTCGCCTTCTCTACCTGACTGAACTCTCTGTGAGTCTGTTTCTTTTCACTCATAGCAGCTCCTCAAGGATTGTCTGAAGTATAACCAAGATTGAGTCGATCCAATAGAACCACTGGTCAAGGTTACTCATCAAGCGCTTGTGTGGATCGATGATGATTGGACCGAAGATCGAGAGAAGCCAAAACGAGATAATCAGAGCTAGAGCCTTAGTGAACCACCAAGCCCACTCGCGGAGCTCCCTGTCTCTCATTCGGCTCTTGATCTTATTGGGACCGGCGATCCGCTTCACTTTCTCTGAGCTTGGAGGAGGTTGGAGAGAGTCGATGGTTGATCCAACTGCATAGATGATCTGAGTCTCTCTCACTCCCTTAAAGCGATACTCACCAACACAAGCGTATCTTGTCCCCTTGGGTGTCCAGTGGTTGGTCCTCCCCTTGATAGCTGTCATCGCCTCTTTAGTCAGGAGAACTTGACCGGCTTGACAGAGTGACATTGTTCTAGCCGCAATATTCTTGGCGATCCCTTCAAGCTCGATCGACTTGGCCCCGGTCACCGTAAAGATTTCACTCTGCTTCACCTCAACGATAGTCCCCCAGTGAATCCCGATTCTACATCCAAGTTTGGTCTTCGGTGGGACTGTCTGTTGATAGATCAGCGCGAAGTTCACCGCGTCTATAGGTCGCTCAAAGCTCAGGAGGAAACCGTCTGACCTGTCGATCTCTCGCCCTTCAAACTTATAGACAAGCGACCGCGCTAACCGGTCGTGATACTGGAGCCACTTAGCGGCCTTCATCGCTCCCACCTGTTGGACAAACTTGGTGGACCCAATGAGGTCAAGGAGAACGATTGCTAGTTTCGTCTCGACTAGTTCCATTAGAAGCTCCTTGTTTTACTGCCTCCAACCTTCACTCGCCGGTTGACTTTAGCACCTCTTGAACGAGGCTTGTATCCTTGATCTGTAGCATCTGCCCAGTTAAAGATTATGCAATCATATCTAAGCGCGTCCAATGGGTCTTCTCTTCCGTCCTTCTTCGGTTGCTCTTTGTTGTCCCATCCATAAGAGAGGAGCGCTTTTCTTATACTGTTTCCGGTGGCTCGCTCGCCCCTCTGCCAAACTTCCTTGGTGATCAGATAGCGCCTTGAGTTGAAGGCTCTCTTGAGTCTTTGAATACCGTTCAGTACATCGACCTTGATTGGATCGGTTGTTGATCGAAGAGGAAGCCCAAGACCTCTTGGTGGTTCGGCTCTCATCACCCTAAAAGCGCTTCGCCCTGTCTGGTCATTCCTCGCCTTTCCCGCTTTGTCTGCCACTCCGGTGTCTAACCATATTCGAGGAGAAGGGGCCTTGTCTTTGTGTGACCTTGGCCAAGCTATAGAGAGAATCAATGTGGTGAGCTGCTCAGTGGTGACCTCTCTTGGATTGAACTCATGACAGATGACATCCGCTTGGAGCTCCTCATCGTGACAGATGATCAAGACTGAAGGCTTGCGGAATCCCCAATCAATAGCGATCCGCCCTGTCATCTCCTCCCGATAGGTCCACCCATCGATAATATGAGAGTCAGTGAACTCTTGATAGATGAGGCCGCTTGGGGGTCTCGGCTTGTTCATCACCATTGCTTCACGCTCCTCTTTTGGAAGGAGCTTTGTTGCCTCGAACCACTCCGCCGCCAAGTTCTCCTCGTTGACATAGGAGGTGAAGAGGAGAGGGAGCTGACCGGCGTTCTCTGCCATTTGACACCACCAAGCATCAGCGACCGGGAGACCAACGAGGATCATGATGGGAGATGGGCCGGCTCTCAATCGACCAAGGGCCTTGTGAGCTACCTCCTCAGTGAGCGTCTGACATTCATCAATCAAACACACACCGCTTGTGACGTTGAGACCTTCAAGTGGATTATGGGTCGCGTCTCTTGTTCCCGGTCGATAATAGGAGCGACACCACACACTTGATCCGGTGTGTTGGTCGGTCCACTGCCTCAAGGTGTGGTTGTATGTCCAACCAAGAGGACCTAACCACTTCTCCATCTCAGGCATTAAGACAGAGTTATATCTTGGATTCGTATCAGTGACTAAGAGAGAGCTTGTCCCCGGTCGAGTCTTGGCAAGATACAAAATAGAGAAGACAAGCGCTGAGGTCTTACCGCTCCCCCATCCACATCGAGCCGCAATGATCTTTTGCTCATCAGTGATACGCGAGATGATCTCTAGTTGAAGCGGGTTGAGTTTAATGTCTGACATGATATGATGTCACTTGTCGTTATCCTGTTGTCAGGTTGAACCGCCGGCCTCACCTTCATCGGTGGGGTCGGTTGTGTTTCTTAAGCTCTTGATCTGCTCCATCATGGAGAGGACTTCAGCGGTCCCATCGCTTGATGACTCGGTTGTGACTTGTAGTTCTTGGCGCTTGCCATAGTCATCCGGAAACCGCTTTTCGAGTATCCATGCCCAAGCCTTCCAATCCATGCGATCCATCGCCGCTTGTTTAATACGCTCTAAACATATGGCCTCAGCCCACCGGCTAGCCTGGTCGGCTTCCTCAGCGAACTTAGAGTCCTTCTCTCTGTAGTTGTAGTAGGTCTGTCTACAGACACCGGCTAGTAAAGCGGCCGCTTCAATCGTCATCCCGGTCTTGAGGTTCTCGATGATCTCCTCTTTGGTCGCCTTCTGACTCTTGGTTCTCTGTCTCTTGGTGGTCTGTCGTTTCGCTCTTCCAGCCATAAAGCTCTCCTATCGCTTGGTGTAGTGTCTGCTCTATCTGAGTATACAAGTTTTGACTCTCCTCTGAGAGATCGCCTTCATACACTAAGCGCTGTCGGAGCTGCGCCAAGGTGGTCATGACTTCGCGTGCGCGTTTCTGTCCAACTTGTACATCTATATCATTCATCTCACTACTCTGATCTGAGGACATAATCCCCTCGTATATTTGGCCACTGTTGACCGGTCCGGAGAAGTCCCCTTCTGAGTCTTCCACCCTTCATCCTTGAGACGTTGCGCTACTGCATCAATCGTTAAGCCTTGGCGCTTCAGCTCCCTCGCCCTTGAGACAATCGCTCTCATGACTTATCCCCATCGAAGAGACTTTGCATAGTGACTGGGAACAGCTCTAACAACATCTCCTCGATAGCGTGGGCCGCGTCTCTTGTCTCAGGTTGTGAGTGTTCATCATTCCTGAGCTTCAAGAACTTGACCCAGTTGTGGAGATTGCCGGTCATGTAGAAAGTGGTATAGGTCGCCTGAGGGAGAACAGCTCTAGCAAGCTCTCTCGACACTCCCCCCTTGATCAGCTCATGAAAGAACTTGACCGAAGTCCCAAGGGAGATATGAAGCATATTCATTGCGGTTTGATTGTCTAAGTCTCCATCCGAGCATTGAAGATTATTCTCACTCTGTCTCCTCAACCGCTCCGGCTTCCATACTTGGATGTTCTCAGAGGTATAACGCCGGCTCACCTCATTATAGGAGAAGGTTCGATGTCTCATGATCTGTGAGCGAACGAAGAGAGGAACCGTCAATCGAAATGTGGCTGTCATGTGCTCGAAGGGTGAAGTGTGCTTATGAGCGGTGAGGAACTTAATCAACCGCTTGTCTTTATCGGTTAGCTCTTTGTTGGTGTCGTCACGCATGAAAGAGACTCTAGCCGCGTCGACCGCTCGCTTGTCATCCCCCATATGATCAATGAGCTCCACCGAGCCAACAC